AGCGGTGTCGATGCCGCGAAGCCGGTGCGCGATCCGGCGCTTTCCGGCTGGTTCGGCGGTCGCGCGACCGCATCCGGGCAGTGCGTCACGCCCGACAGCGCGCTGACGTTCGCCGCCGTCTATGCCTGCGTGCGTCTGCTCGCCGGCGTGCTCGCCGCGCTGCCGCTCGACCTGTACCGGCGCATGCCGCACGACTCGCGCGAGATCGCCACCGACCACCACACCCGCCGCCGACTGCAGCGGCCGAACAGTTGGCAGAGCGAGTTCGAATGGCGTCGGCAGATGGCGATGTCCGTGCTGATGCGCGGCAACGGCTACAGCGCCAAGCGCTACGACGGCCGCGGCCGGCTCGCCTCACTCGTGCCCATGCACCCCGACCGCGTGCAACCGCTCTGGCTCGATGCCGCCGGACGGCCGACCTGGGCCGATGAAGGCGACCGGGTCGGCTACTGGTACCAGCCGGCCACCGGCCCCGGCGGCATCCTGTTCGCCGACGAGGTGCACCACTGGCGCGGCCTCAGCACATCCGGCCTGACCGGCCTGTCCCCGCTGCGCGTGCACCGCGAGACCGTCGGCCTCGGCCTGGCTGCGCAGGATCACGGCGCGCGGCTGTTCGGAAACGGCGCGCACCTGAACATCGTCGTCACGCATCCGCAGGTGCTGAGCGATCCGGCGTTCGATCGGCTCAAGGCCAGCTTCAACGAGCGCGTCGGCGCTGGCGCCTACAAGCCGCTGCTGCTCGACGAAGGCATGGCGATCGAGCGGCTGTCGATGACGGCCGAGGAAGCGCAGTTCCTGCAGACCCGCGGCACACAGGTTGAAGAGGTGTGCCGCATCTACGGCGTGCCGCCGCACCTGATCGCCGCCACCGACAAGGTTTCGAGCTGGGGCGCCGGCATCGAACAGATGTCGATCGGCTTCGTGCAATACACCCTGCTCGAATGGTTGACCAACATCGAACAGGCCATGAGCCGCGACCTGCTCACCGAGGCCGAATCCGCCAGCCTGTACTGGAAACACACCGTCGCCGGCCTGCTGCGTGGCGACGCCACGTCCCGAGCCGAGTACCTCAAGACCATGGTCGGCTTCGGCGTCATGACCCGCAACGAAGCCCGCGCGCTTGAAGAACTGAACTGGGCGGGCGCCGACCTCGACAAGTACCTCGTGCCCCAGAACATGACCACGACCGATCTGCTCGGCCAGCCCGCCGGAGGCGCCCCCGATGTCCAGCCCGTATGACTTGCGCACCATCCGTGGCGTCGAACTGCGCCTGACGGCGACCGATGGCGCTATCGGCATCGTCAGCGGCCACGCGGCGGTCTTCGACCAGCTTTCCGAGGATCTGGGCGGCTTCCGCGAACGCATCGCCCCCGGCGCGTTCACCAAGAGCCTGTCGAGCGCCGACATCCGCGCCTTCTGGAACCACAACAGCGATTACGTGCTCGGCCGCAGCGGCGCCGGCACGCTGCGCCTGAGCGAAGACAGCCGCGGCCTCGCCTTCGAATTCGACCCGCCGGCCAACTCCTGGGGCCGCGACGCAGCCGAATCGATTCGCCGTGGCGACGTGGACCAGATGTCGTTCGGCTTCAGGACCATCGACGATAAGTGGACCAAGGCGGCCGACGGCAGCTACGTCCGCACGCTGCTCGAAGTCGAGCTGCTCGAAGTCTCGCCGGTCGTGTTTCCGGCCTATCCGCAGACCGGCGCCGCGCTCAGTCAGCGCAGCCTCGACGCCCTGCGTGCCGCCGCCACCCCGGATCCGACCGGCCGGCCGCCGGCCGCCATCGCCCTGCGCCGGCGACGGCTTGAGATCGAATCATGGCGCTGACAGCCGCCGCCCGCCGACCACCACAAGCCCGCCGCGTGCGGGCTTTTCCATGTCCGAGGTAAACGAATGAACGCAAAGCTGCGTGAACTGATGGACAAGCGCGGGAAGGCCATCGACGGCGCGCGCGCGCTGCTCGACCGCGCCGAAGGCGAAAAGCGCGGGCTCAGCGAGGACGAGGAACGCCAGTACGACGCCCTGCACGCCGAACAGGACGGTCTGCGCAAGGCCATCGAGCGCGAGCAGCGCCAGATCGAAGCCGAGCGCGAACTGAGCGAAGGCGAGTACCGCCGCCGCGCCGGCAATGACCAGCCCGGCGACGGGCCGCGCGGCAGCGAGGAATACCGCACCGCGTTCCGGGTCTACCTGCGTGCAGGCGAATCCCGCGCGCTGCAGGCCGATGCTGGCAGCACCGGCGGCTTCCTGCTGCCGCCCGAGCAGTTCGTCAACGAGCTGATCAAGCCGGAAGACGACCAGATGTTCATCCGCGCCCGCGCCCGCGTCTTCACCGACGTGCCGCTGCCCGGCATGGGCGCGCCCAGCCTCGACAACGATCCGGACGATGCCGACTGGACCAGCGAGGTGCGCACCGGCAGCGAAGACAGCAGCATGGCCTTCGGTCGTCGCAAGCTGATCCCGCAGCCGCTCGCCAAGCGCATCAAGGTTTCCGAAGATCTGCTGATGGCCACCGACGCCGAACGCATCGTCAACGATCGCCTGCGCTACAAGTTCGACCTCGCGCAGGAGAAGGCCTTCCTGTTCGGCAACGGCGTCAAGCAGCCGCTCGGCCTGTTCGTCGCGTCGAACGACGGCATTCCGAGCGCGCGCGACTACAGCACCGGCAACACCGCGACCGCCATCACCGTCGACGGCCTGCTGACCGCCAAGTACGCGCTCAAGGCCCCGTACCGCCGCAAAGCCGGCTGGCTGTTCCACCGCGACGGCATCTCCGCCGTCTCGAAGCTCAAGGACACCGCCGGCCAGTACCTGTGGCAGCCCTCGAAGCGTGAAGGCGAGCCTGACATGCTGCTCGGCCATCGCATTGACGAATCCGAGTGGGTGCCGAACACCTTCACCACCGGCCTGTACGTCGGCCTGTTCGGCGACATCTCGTACTACTGGATCGCCGAGGCCGGCGCCAGCGTCGGCCTCAAGCGCTTGAACGAGCTGTACGCCGAAAACAACCAGGTCGGCTTCATCGGGCGGCGCTACATCGACGGCGCGCCGGTGCTCGCCGAGGCCTTCGCCCGCGTCAAGCTCGCCTGAGCCGCGCCCCGCATCCGCAGCCGGGCGGCCGGGCCGCCCCGTCGAGGTAACCCATGTTCCGCGATCAGAGCCAGAACCTGTCCGTCGCCGCCAGCCTCGTGCCGGCCGCCCGGACTGCCACTGCCAACGGCACCGGCATCGACCTGCAGGGCTTCCGTGCGGCCACGGTCATCGTCAGCGCCGGCACCATCACTGACGGCACGCACACGCCGAAGGTGCAGGAAAGCGACGACAACAGCGCGTGGACCGATGTCGACGCTGCTGATTTGACCGGTTTGCTGGTCGCGATCATCAGCGCCAGCGTGCAGGAGGTCGGTTACCGCGGCCTCAAGCGCTATCTGCGCGTCGTCAGCACCGTCAGCGGCGCCACCACCGGCGGTGTCTACAGCGCCAGCGTCATCCGTGGCCAGCCGCTCAAGTCGCCGAAGTAAGGGGCCGCTGCCATGAGCTTCCGCCTCGTCAAAAATTACGCAGTCCAGCCCAGCGGTGACACCGATGGCTGACATCCTCGTCACGGTCTACGGCGGCGGCGTCAAGCGCCTGAAGGACAAAGGCGACGGCACGGTTGCGGAGGTCGTCGAGGCGTCGGTTACGCTCGGCGACATCACGGCCGGTGGCCTTACCGACCCCGAATCAGCCGCGCTGCTGGCGGGCGCGACGGCCGCCAACCAGGCCACACAAATCGCCGCGGCCAGCACGCTGCTGACGCTGCTGCCGACCGCGCTCGGCGGCCAGCTTGCACCTGCGGCGCTCGCGGTCGTGCAGGTCGACCTCGATCCGCTCGTGGTGATCGCACAGATGGGGCTGAGGACAGTATGACGAAGCCGCTGCTCTCCGCCCCGATCGCCGCCGCCCCCGGCCCGGCCGTGCCCGGGTCGCACGACGCAGCCGACCCAGAGACCGGCACGACGGCGTGCATCGAGGCCACCCCATGAGCCTCCTCCTCGTCACCCCGCCCGCCTGCCTGCCGCTCGACCTCGAAACCGCCAAGCTGCACGCGCGCATCGACGGTACCGACCGCGACATCATCCTGTCCGGCTCGCTCGCCGCCGCGGTAGCGATGGTCGAGGCCGCGACGCGGCGGGCGCTGATCGCGCAGGGCTGGCGGCAGATCGAGCTGGCGCCGTGCGCATCGATAACGCTCGCACGCTGGCCGGTGCTCGAACTGCTGACAGTCGGTGACGAGCGCGGCGCTCTGGTCGAGGGAGAGGACTACACCGTCACCGGCCGCGGCCCGGATGCGGTCAGCGTCGCGCCGGTGTTCGGCTGGCAGGGGGAGGTCGTCATTGAGTACCGCGCCGGCTACGGCGAAAGCGGCGCCGATGTGCCCGCGCCGCTGGTGTCGGCCGTGGCGCTGCGCTTCGTTGCTCTGATCGACATCGACCAGGAGCCGGCCTGCCGGCGGGCGGCCGAAGCGCTCGAGGCGCCGTATTGGGTGCCGCGCCTGTGAAGGCCTGGCGGCTCAACACCCGCGCCGAGCTGTACGCGCTCGAAGGCGAGCCGCCGGCGCCGGTCGCGCTCGGTCCGCTCTGGTGCAGCGGTGCCATCGTCCCCGAGACGACGGCAGACATCGCCCCCGCGCAGGGGCTGCGCTCAGCTGTGCCAGTCACGATCCGCGCCCGCTGGTCGCCCCTGCTGCGCGCCGGGCGGTACCTCAGTACCGCGGCCGGCGATCTGTGGCACATCGATAGCGTCCGCGACCCGGACGGCCGACATACCGACATGCTGTGCACGACCACGGCGCTCGACGGTGACTTGGCCACCATTACACCGACGACCGGCAGCGCCTACCCGGTACGTGCTGCACTGATCCGCGACAGTGCCAGCATCGGGACTTACGCCGGCGGCCAAGAGCTACGCACGCGTATCGAGCTGGCGCTGATCGAGGCTCCGCGGCTCGTGCCCGGTGAGCGGATCGCCGTCGCCGGGCACATCTGGACCGTCGTTGAATCCGTCGACGGCAGCACTGACGGCGTCGTCTATCAGGTGTGGGTACGATGACCTCGACCATCGAAGGGCTGGATGTGCTGCGCAGGTGGGGTGACCGCCTCGCAGCGTTCCCGGAAGTGCAGGCGCGGGCCAGCATCACCGCGCTGAACTATGTCGCCGACTACAGCCGCGAGGATTTGACCGGCGCGCTGCATGCCGACACTGGCCTGCCCGCTGCCCGCCTGCAGTACGCCATGGCCGTGCGCCGCGCCACGCAGCGCCGGCCCGGCCTCGCCCTGCTGGTCGCCGACAGTACCGGCGTGCCGGTGCGCGAATACCGCTACCAGGCGCAGCCGGTGACCGGTGGCCACGGCACCCGCGCGCGCATCCTCGTCGACTTCCCCGGCGTCGGGCGCAAGATCGCCGCTGGCTTCATCAACCCGAAGGCGCACAGCGGCCGGCCGCAGCCGCTCGCCACCCGTAACAGTTACGCCACCCAGGCTGGCGGCGTCGTCACCCGCTGGGCGCGGCCGACGCCGGCCATCGGCCCGAGCGTGGCCGCGGCCGTCAAAGCCGCCGTGCGTGGCACACGCGCCGAGCACTACCAGGCGCTGCTGCTCGCGCACTTCGAGCGCCGCCTGATCGCCGAATGGAAGAAGGCGTGAACGCTCGTATCACCGATATCACAACCGAACTCATCGCGCGCCTCAGCGCACTGCCGGCGCTGGCTGGGCGCGTTTACCGCGAGCGTGTCGCCCGCATCGGTGATGCTCTGCCGCCGCGGCCGTTCGGCGTTCTGATTGCCGTCAGCGACGAGATGACGGGGGGTACACCTGCCAGACCCGTCTATTCGCGCGCCGCGCTGCTTGAACTCGTCGTCGACGCCGGCGAGGCCGACAGCCCGCCGGGTGCCGATCCGCAGGCCGAGTTACAGGCCGCGATTGCGGCCGCGCAGACCGCACGCGATGCGCTGCTGCGTGATGTGCGCGCCTGCCTCGCTGGCCTGATCGCACCCGGCGGTCGTGTGCTGGGCGGGCTGGCGCAATCGCTCGCCAGCGGCGGCTGCGAGATCGAAGAACCCGATACCGGCAGCACGCTGGCCGTGCTGCGCGTGCCGATCGTCATCGGCTACACCGAACCGGGCCGCTGACACGGCCCGGCGTGTCGTCACCATCCACCCGCCGCCCGGCGGGTTTTCTTTGCCCGCTGCTTGCTACAGAGGTGTGCCGCCGTGCTTGAAAATTATGGTCTGCTGACCGACGTTGACGTGCTGCTGTTTCGCTTGAACGCAGGTGTTCGGCAGGGCGGCTTTGGTCCCGTCAACTGCAGCAAGCTGGACATCACTCAGCCGGACCCCGATTACGTCGATCGCCCCTCGTTCAGGCGTGGTGAGAAAGGGCAGTTGCTCGACAGCTATCCGGTACCGAAGGCCTTAGAGATCGAGATCGTGTTTGACGACATGCAGCCCGATCTGCTGTCGATGGGGCTGCGGGGTGTCCCGGCCACCTATCTGCAGGCGGCCAAAACCGACGAGGCGGTGACAGTCCATGTCTACCATGACCGCTGGGTGGCGCTCGGGAGCAACTCACTGACCGCGTTCGCCATCGCCGGAAAGACAGCCGGTGAAGACTACGAAGTTGACCTCGCGGCCGGCCTGCTGCGGGTGCTCTCGACCGGCAGCATTGCCGACGACACGGCTGTGGACGCGACGCTCAGTTGCCAGGCGCGTGTCGGCAGCGAGATCTACATGGGCACCGTGCCTCTCATCCAGCTGGGCATCTTGACCGTCGGCGGCAATCTGTACTACGACGGGCAGGCGGTCGAGCTCGAAGTGGGGCAGGCAAGCGTCACGCCCTCTGGCGCGCTGGCGTGGGTGACCAATGAGCCGGTGTCGATCACGCTCAAGGGCAAGCTGGTCACCCCGCACGGCTGGCAGGGTCCGGTGCGCTACCGTGCGCACACAGCGGCGTAAGGATGTTCCTCGCAGGTGCAGGATGAGCTGCCGATGCCAATAAGCCCCGCCACGGCGGGGCTTTTATTTTGAAGAGATCGCATGGCCACCGAAGTCATCAGCGCCAAGTTCCGGCTCGACACTGTCGAGTCGGCGAAGAACCTGCGCCAGTTCTCGGCCGAGTGGACGGCCTTGCTCAAGGAACTGGGTAAGTCTCCGACCGAGATCCGTGCGTTCAATGCGCTCGCCAAAGACGTGATGGCTGGTAAGGTCGCCATCGAGTCACTCGACGCCGAAACCCGCAAGCTGGTCGAGACCTACCAGCAGTTCCGCACGCTCGCCAGCGCCCGGCAGCAACTGAACCTGATTCCGCAACAGCAAATCGCCGCAGAGGTCGAGAAGCTGCGCGCCGCCTACGACACGCTGCGCACCAGCGGCAAGCTCTCGACCGAAGAACTGGCGCAGGCGCAGCTCAAACTGCGCGAGGGAATCGCCGATCTGGAGCGGGGCACAGTCGGCTGGAGTGATGCCCTCGGGCGGGCCAAAGGGGAATTGGCGACCGTCGCGGCGGCGGCCGGTGGTTTGGTCGTGGCGGCCAGTGCAGCCGTCGACTTCGAGACCTCGATGTATCAGGTCGAGAAGACGACGAACGCGACGCAGGAGCAGCTGGCAACACTCAGTGCGCAATTCCGCGAGCTGTCTACCCAGCTGCCGCTGAGCGCGTCAGCGCTGGCTGAGATTGCAGCGGCCGGCGGTCAGCTTGGTGTTGCCAGCAACGACATTCGTCAATTCACCGAGTTGGTCGCCAAGATGGCGACCTCATTTGATATTGCCCCGGCGGCCGCCGCGAAGTCGGTTGCCACGCTGAAAACGGTGTTTGGCCTCGGACTGGCCGAGGTCGAGCGGTTGGGGGATGCGGTCAACACGCTGGGCAATAACACGGCGGCGCGCGAGGCTGACATCGTTGAGGTGTTGGCGCGCATCGGCGGCTCGGCGAAGAATTTCGGGCTGGCAGCTGACCAGGCCGCTGCGCTGGGGGCTGCGTTCCTGGCGCTCGGAAAACCGCCAGAAGTGGCGGCGACGGCGATCAATGCGCTGCTCACCAAGATGCAGACGGCCAACATTGCCGGCGACGATTTCCGCACCGGGCTCGCCCGCATCGGTTTATCAGCGGAAGAGCTGGCAGCCAACATCAAGGCGAACCCGCAGCAAGCGATTCTCGGCCTGCTGCGGTCCCTGCAGAAGCTGGATACCCAGTCTCGCGCTGAGACCCTGTCGCGCCTGTTCGGCGCGGAGTATCAGGACGACATCTCGCTGCTGCTGGGCAGTCTCGGTGAGTACGACAAGGCGCTCGGACTCGTAGCGAATAAGACGCGCGTCGCCGGGGCGATGCAGCAGGAATTCGACAAGCGCCTGCAAACCACTCAGGCGCAGCTCGACATCCTGCAGAACGTCGTCAACACAGCGGCCATCAATCTGGGCAACGTCTTCCTGCCCGCGATCAGCGGCATAGTGCAGGCGCTCGGTCAGGGCGTCGCGGGGCTGGCCGCGTTCATCGATCAGTTTCCTGCACTGACAGGGGCCGCCACCATTTTGGCCACGGCTGCCACCGCGGCGAAGGGGCTGGAGCTGGCGCTGCTGGCCGTCACGGCCGCCGGTGCACGTCTGCCGACTGTGACGGCGGCGATTACTGCGCTGCGTACAGAGATCACGCTCGCGACGCTGGCAGCCAACAAGTTCAGCACGGCATTCGCAGCGGTTGCCTCGTTCGAAATCGGCTGGAGTATCGGCGAGAAGCTGCGCGAGGAATACGCCGGGGTGCGCAAGTTTGGTGTCGCGCTGGTTGGCGGCATCATGGAGATTGCGGAAGGTGTGCGCTACGGCTGGGAACTGACCAAGGCGTCGTTCACGGACGACACCTGGGACGCCGCTTCCGAGCGTCACCGGCAGCGCCTCGGCACGCTGCGCGACGAGTTCACGCAACTGTTCATCGACGCCGAGCAGGGACCGAAGAAGGCGACGGCAGCGTCCGATCAGGCGGCCGCTGCGGCGGCAAAGATGGGCGCCGCGGCGCAGACTGCCGGGGCTCAGGTAGCGGCCGCTTACGAACGCCTGCCGAAATCGGTGCAGGAGACGATCGATAAGCTGGGCCAGGCCAAGCGCCAGAGCGAGGCACTCGGGCCGGTGTTCGCAGCGTTGCTCAATGAAGGGCTGTTCAGCGGCGCTGGTGCGGCCGGTGTGCAGCGCGTAGCCGACGCGCTCGATCTGGTGCGCCAGCGCTCTACGGTCACGAACACCGAGATTCAGAGCGGCCTGTCGACAACGCTGGCGCAGCTCTCTGGCAATGACCTGCTGCGGTTTCAGCAAGAAGCACAGCGCGCGTTCGGCGGTACGTTTGGATATGCGGATCGCCTATCCCAAATCCTGAGCGGTACGTTGAGTGCGGCGTTGGCGAAGCTGGGTGTTGACGCTGCCTCGGTGGGCGTCGGCTTTTCGCAGGCATCGACGGACGCTGTCGATGCATTTCGCACGGTGCTGGCCAACGGTACCGCGTCGGCCGATGCGGTGCGCGGCGCCTTCGCTGGCGCGTTGTCGAAGGTAACGACCATCGGCGATGCCGATGCTCTGGGCGGTCTGTTCCGTCAGTGGGCGCAAGCGGCCGGGTTGTCGGCCGACGAGATCGACTTGGCGCTACTGCGTGTCAAAGGGCGCATCGGAGCGATCAAGGACGCCACCGATCCGGTCGCAAAGGCGTTCTCTGACTTAGGCGTTCAAAGCCAGGAGAGTCTTAACCAGATCGCCGAAAGCAGTCGCTTGGCGTTCGAGATCATCAGAAATTCCGGCACCGCCAGCGCTGGCGATGTGCAGAGCGCATTCCTGCAGTACGCCGAGCGGGCGGTGGCCGCCGCTCGCGCTGCCGGCGACGGCAGTGAACAAATTATCGCGGCGAATCTGGCAGCAAAGGCGGCAGCGTTGGGGGTCGGTGAGGCGTTTGACAAGCTCGCTGCGGAAGCTATGCGTGCGGGAAACGCAGGTCAGAAGGCTGGGCAGCAACTCGCCGGTGTTGGGTCTCAGGTGCAAAACAACACCAACCTGACACAACAGAATACTGACGCGAACCAGCAAAACACCGACGCCGCACAAGCGAACACCCAAGCTGTGCAACAGCAAGGGCAGCAGTTGGTGAGTACAGCCTCAGCGGCTGAGGTTTTGGCAGAAAATATGCGCATCGCACGACAGCGGGTTTACGAGCTGTCGACTGCCGCCGGCATTGCATTTGATGAGCTGCGCCAAGCTCATGTTGGTATGCGGGAGCTATTTCCGCAGGAAGTCCGCGACGATATTGACCTCGCGAGAGGCGGCATCGAAGCGCTCGAAGTGCAGCTGCGCAAAACCACTGATCGTATGGCCTCCATGCGTGAATACCTGCAGGGAGAGTCGCTCGGTTGGCAAGAGTACACGCAGTACTTTCTGGATGCCGAGGAGGTCACGCGGAAGTATTACCAGACCTCGCTGGATGTGGCGCGTGCGCAGGCCGCACTCGACAGGTCGATGGAGCGCGGGGGCGCATCTGCCGCTCAGCTCGCGCAGGCAACCAGTTTGGCGGCGAATGCGGCGAAGTACCTCGACGAGTCGCAGCTATCGGAGTTCACGGCGTCGATTGAGCGCGCGCGTGAAGCGGTACAAAGCCTGCGCGAGGATCTGGCGGGCACTGTCGCGCAGCTTGAGCAACAAAACGCGCAGCTGCGCGGTGATCAGGCTGAGTACGAACGGCTGAGATACGCCGAGCAGCGCGCGAAATTGGAACAGCAGGCCACCGCCGCGCGTCAGGCAGGTGATCAGCAGTCCATCGGCAATGCCGACAAGGCGCTGCGGCTGGCAGAGCAAAACTATCAGCTCACGCTCAAACAGCAGGCTGCGCAGCAGGGCGCCAATGCCGCCAACTCATCGACGGCGGCAGCTCAATCAACGGCCCCAGCGCGAAACACGAGGGCCGCTGCGACGGGTCGTACCGCCCGCCTGGAGCTGTCAATCGGTGGGCGTGAGGTCTCTGTCGCCACCGACGATAGCGCGATCAACCAGGTGCTCGATGCGGTCGAGCGTGCCACCCGATTTGGTGGGCGGCGATGAGCTGCACGCTCGACGGGATCGTGCTGCCGGACGACACCCTGTGGACGGACGAGCTCACCGGCGACTGGTCTCCGGTGGTCGAGTCTGTAGATCGGGACATCACTGGCTCGCTGATTGTGGAGCCGTTCACGCTGTCGGCTGGTCGGCCGGTGACGCTGGCCGTGCACTGGCTCACTCGCGAGACGCTCAGCGCGTTGAGCGCCACGCTGACGGCTGGCCGCGAACTGACGTTGCTGCTGCCGGACAGTCGTGTGCTGGCCGTCGGTTGGCGCTACGACGTCTCGCCGATAGCGGCTGATGAGCTGCTACCGACAGCCCCTACAGACCCGAGTGACTGGTTCGACGTCATTCTTCACCTGCGCACGGTCTGATCATGCCCATCACCGACGACTCGATCACGTATTACGCCAGCCAGCGAATGACCGATTACGATGACGGCGGCGGGCTGCCGTCGCCGACAGTCATCGTGTTCGGAGCGGAAAACGGCATATGGCCTGATCTGGCTGAGCTGGACTTCACCGGTGTCGTCAACGTGCGCTCCATTTTTGCGATCGCCGCCACCGCAGACGATTCCGAGTGGTATCGCGCGTACTCATTCATCGCGCAGCCGCCCATCAGCGATGACGTGAGTATCGCCCTGCTGCCGCCCGGTGCCTGGGACGACACGCGCGTCGACGTCGTCGGGCGCAGCACCAACGAGCTGCTCGCAGCCAGCTATTTCCCCGGATTTCTGATGCCCGGTGCCGGTGTCGGATCGCGCCAGATCCAGATCTGGCAGCAGCCTGGCAATGAAGCGCCAGTGCCTGGCGATGTGCTGGTGCTTCAATCGGCCAGTGCAGAACAGTACGTGCGTGTCGCGGCGGTCGAGTCAGCAATGCGCACCCGCGTCGATGACAAGGGCGAGTACGCCCGCACGGTGCTGACCGTCACGCTCAGTGACGACTCTGCGCTGGAGAGCTCGTTCACCGGCACGGATATCGCGCGCGCCGATCCACAGGTCGCGTCGCTGGCGTCAGTCGTGCGTGTCACGCTGGCGACCGGTGCTGCGCGGCTGTGGGGGATCGCTGCCACGACGGCACCGATTGCACTGGGATCACCGACGGTGCAAGTGGAGCGCATTCGGCAGCCGCTGGTACCGTCGGCGACCACGGAGACGGCGATTGCCAGCCTGCAGGCGGGCGCCAGCCGGGCACAGCTGGTGCAGGCCGGCGGCGTGCTGCGGCTGGCCAGCGGCGTGACTGGCAGCGTGATCTATCTGGCGCGTGCGATTACTCCGGGCACGGTGACGATCAGCGGCACCGCCACGCTGGTCGATCTGGGCGATGGCACGGCGGCAGGCAGTGGGCTCACCGCGACGATCGATTACGCGTCGGGGACCATTCGCACATCAATCGGCGGCACTTGGCACGTCGACGCCGCGCCGGCCGCCCGTGTCGTCGGAGTCGTGGATACTGCCGAGACCGCCGTCACGACCGGCAATCGTGGGTATACCTACGCATACACGGCCGAGCCACCGCCGGCACCGGGTACCGTCTCGGTGTCATATCTGTCGGATGGCACCTGGCTCACCCTCGCTGATGACGGCGCCGGCACGCTGAGCGGCGCCGGCGGCGCTGGCAGTGTCAGCTACGTGGACGGGGACATCCTGCCGTCTCTGGCGGCACTGCCGGATCTCGGATCGTCGATCGTCTATCAGTACGCCGTCGCGGCCGAGTACACCCGGCGAGACGGCGGATCAGTGATCCTCGATGCGCGGCACCGGGTCGAGCTCCCGGCCGGGCTGCAGCCCGGCAGTGTGTCTGCCAGTTGGACCAGTGCGGGTGTCGCGCGGACGTTGGTCGTCGGCAGCGACGGTGTGATCAGCGGGCACGCCAGCGGATCGCTGGTGCACGGCACCGGCATTGCCGACGTGGTCTATGCGTATTTGCCGGATCCGGGGTCGATGGTGCATTGGCTCGTCGAGCGCCGTGCGGTCAGCACCGGCACGCTGGCCGCCACGCACATCAATGCGACCAGCTGCAGCTGCACGCTGCCGGCGCCCGCTGTCCCGATCCGCCCTGGCGGTTTGCGGGTCACGCTGCGGGCGGTGCGTCTCGATGCCAATCCGTCGACCACGGGCACCAACGATGTGGTCGATCTGCAGCCGTCGTTCTGGATCGAAGACGCTGCGCTCATCGATGACGGCGCCGGCCGCCTGCTGTGGGGTGGCGTCGACGTGGGCAGCGTTGACTACGCCACGGGCGATATCGTGATCTCGCTGTCGTCCAGCACGGCGCGCGAATCGTGGCTGACCTATTACTCGGACGCCCGAGGGAAGGAGCTGCAAACGCGCATCAGCGTGGGTACGCTGCCGTCGATTGATGCTGCGCCGGTGGTCGATTACTGGTCGACGATCGACGCGTCGGCAGACGCCGACGAGCTCTACGCAGAGGCAGGCCCTCTGCGCGTGGCGTTGCCGGTGGGCGGTGAAGAGATCGTCAGCGGCTCGCTGTCACTCAACCTCAGTGGGGATCGCTACTGGGAGAGTGGTGGCGTGGTGTACCGCGCGCTGGTGCCGACGTCTGGCGCCGCCACGGCGGTGGGCGTGCTCGATGCCGCGGCCGGCGTGGTGACGATCACGGTCACGCCCGGCACGCCAGTGTCGAGCGCCACGCTGGAGGCGCTGCTGACCCGCAGTGCCGTGCGGCCGACCACGGAGCTGGTCGGCTACGTGCCGAGCCGGCCGTTGAAGGGCGGCGTCACGCAGATCCACGCGACGGCGACTGACGGCACGGCGATCAGCGCGACGGACGACGGCAGCGGCGTGCTCGCCACAGGATTGCTGCGCGGGACCATCGACGTTGACAGCGGTCTCTATCGGTTGCGATTCGGCGACTGGCTGGCGGTGGCGTCACTGACGCCTGACGATCTGACCGCTGCCTGGTACTCCGCCGACCTGATCGTTGGCGATCAGATCTGGCGGCCGCGCGCCGTGCTGCCGGAAACGGTGCGGCTGACGACGGTGGCCGTGTCCAGTGTGCCGCTCAGCTCGGATCAGGTCGGGATGCCCAGCACGCGGTTGCCCATCGACGGCCAGCTGCCGATATTCCGGGCGGGTGACGCCGTGCTCGTCCACTACACGCACGAGACCACCGGCGGCATGCCCGCCGCTGGCACCGTGATCAACCTGGGCTACGACCGGCTGCAGCGCGTGCGCGTACTCGATGCAGCTGGACAGCGGGTGTCGAGCACGCTCTACACCGTAGACCTCGATGCAGGGCTGCTGACGTGGGTGACGCCTCTGGACTTGACCGGCCACAGTGCGCCGTACAGCTACCAGGCGCGCATCGCCGATGTGATCCGCTGCCGGCGAGTGGACGTGGACGGCACGCTGACGCTGATGCGCGCGGTCTCACACGACTATCCGGCAGGCAGCTTCGTCAGCACGCTGCAGGAGCACGGGACGTTGCAGCCGCGGACCAGCTATCTGCACGCCCAGCAGACTTGGACCGGGGTGTGGTCGGATGAAGTGATTGGTGCCGCGGCGGCGTTAACCTATGACGATGCCGCCCAGCCGATCGCCGTCACAGGGGCTGGAGCTGTCGAAGAGCACTGGCGCATCACGCTGACCGATAGCGCTGGGAACGTGAAAATCTATGGGCGGGCGCTCGGATTGGTGGCGCTCGGAAACGTCAACGATGGCCTGTCGCCAATCAACGACACCACCGGGGTGCCGTATTGGTCGATGGCTGCCGCCGGGTTCTCACTCGATCGGACGGTTGGCTCGACGATCATATTCCGCACCCACCCCTGCGGCGTGAAGCTGGCGCTGGTACGTACTGTCGATCTCGACGCATCGGCCAGCGGGGTGGATTCGTTTAAGGTTGAGACCGCTGGCGGAGTGGACGTATGAACTACCCGGTGAAGTGGTTCTCTAGCCATGATGCGGCCGGTACTGCTGTGGCTGGAGCGCCTGCTCTGAGCGGCACAGCCGGTAGCCTGATTGCACTGATCGATGCCTGCAGCGCTGGGTACTGTGCGGTCACCCTGAGTGCGCTGACGGTGTCTGCTGGCACCGCGACAGCCACGGTCAACACAGGGCATCCCTATCTAGACCAGCAGATCATCGAGATCAGCGGTGCCGGGGCTGCGCTGGATGGGCAGCACCGCGTCACCAGGGTCAGCGCGACGACGTTCGCGTGGGCAACAGCCGCTGCAGACGGCACGCTCAGCGGAGCAATCACCGCCAAGGTGGCTGGGCTCGGCGGATGGGCGAAAATTTACACTGCAGGTAATTCGGCCATGTACCGGTCGTCCAGTGTATTGGGGCGACAGTTCACCTATTTGATTGACGATTCGGCTGGTACGACGGCTGTGCTGCGTGGCTACCGTGCGGCTACGGCGATTGATGCAGGTGCCTCACCGTTTCCTGGCAGCGACACGGTACGTATCGCAAAATCCTCCGGCGGAGATGTGCGGTGGGTCGTTGTGGCCGACGAGCACACGATTTACGTTGCCTGCGGCACGTCAGCGTCAATCAGTCGTATGCGACTGCACATGTTTGGTGATCTGGGTCGCCTGGCGCTGACCGACGGTTACTGCTCCGCGGTCGCAGGTTTCGGAGTAGCGTCGCAGGATGAGTCGTTTGCGGTCCTGCATTCCGCCCGACGCCTCACTGATTCTGTGGTGACGATTGGATACCCGAGTGGTTGGTCGGGGGAGTCGTCTATCGATGCCGGCGCAGTGGTGTCAGACGGTGTCGCGGTCTGGACTCCTGGGTACGGGTTTGGCCCGCCCTATCCGGCCCCAAGTGGCGGTGCGCTGGTTATCCCTCTGCATGCAGCTCATGGCGGCGCGCCGCGCGGCCGCTGCCGCGGTTTATATGGGCTGTTGCATGCATCAGGGTATCCGTCTGCAGGTCTGGTCGACATCGGCGGCGTGCTGGCCGTACTAATCACTGGGTATGTCTCTGATGCGTCTAGCGTGAAGCGGGCTGGCGCGCTGGCAATCGCGATTAGCGACTGGGAGGCGCCGTGAGTGTTTTGGGCAGCCTGCGCGCTGGCGGATCGGCTGACCTGACGGGAGACGGCGCGCTGGCGGGCACGCTCTACCTGGGCAATCCGCCACAGCCCGGTCTAGGTCGCGTGCGCGTGCTGGATGCAGACTCCGGGCGAGTGGCTCGCGAGGTGTGGAGTGACGCCGCGACCGGCGCCTATCAGATCACCGGGCTCGCCACGGACCGTGAATGGATCGTTCTGGGCACCGATCCCACCGGTGTGCAGGACGCTGCTGTGCACGATCGTCGTCGAGCGGAGCTGCCGACGTGATCGCCGTGCTCGATCCGCTGGCCGTCGCGGCGGCGACGGCTCGTGCAGCGCGTCTGCTGGCCGGGAGCAGTGATCCGCGCTTGGAGATCTACAGCGACCCGGTGCCGGCGGTCGGCGCTGCGCCTGACGCGGCCACCCTGTTGGCTGTCTGGACGATCGACAGGGCTGACATCAGCGCCAGCGGCCGGGCGCTAGTCATCACGGTGCCCGCCACCGCTCCCATGGTCGCCGCCGCAGGCGCGGCGACGTGGTGTCGGCTGATCGCCGGCGATGCGGTGGCGATGCTCGACGGTGATGTGGGTGACGACACCAGCACCGCGCTGGTGCGTATCTCGGGCGGAACCTATCTGCGCGCGGGCGAGCTGCTGGTGCTATCGAGCGCCCTGGTGCTCACCGAGTCGTGACCGACCTCTATCTGCGCAGTCCGCTGCCTGCCTCGTCGGGCAGCGTCGATCTGTGGCTCGGCGATCCAGGCACAGCGCCGAGCACCGAGCATGCAGTCACCGCCGGCGGCGAGCTGCCTGGATTGGCAGGACACGTCAGTGCTGCGCGTGGGCGTAGCGTCGCCGCCGGCGGCAGCGTCGGCCTGCTGCTCGCAGGCCTCGGCCTCGGTGTCGACGTCGATATCAACGTGCCGCGGGGTATCGGCGCGCAGTGTCACAGCCCCTGGCGGGGAGCAGGGCGAGTCGATGCCGCCGCCGGCGGCGACTTCACGGCGCGTCCCGCTGTCGGCGGTGCGGCGCGCAGTCAGTGGCGAGCGGCTGTCGGTAGCGGCGCTGATGCGGCGACGGCCTGGCGCAGCAGTGGCGGTGCCGCCGGTGCCGCGGCGGTGCAGTGGACTGACGCACGCAGCACCGGCCAGACCGTGACGGCTGGCTGGCGGCAGTTGTCGCGCGTCGCCGCACTGCTCGGTGACCACTATGCCGATGCCGATCGCGCGGCCGGCGGTGGCCTGCTGCTGTGGCAATACCTGCCGCGCGCTGATCTCTGGCTGCGGACCGGCTGGCAGACGGCGGATCGGCCAGCTGTAGAGGCGATGGGCGCGTGGCGGCGAGCCGGCCGCGGTGCCGCTGATCGCCTCAGCCGGTGGCGTGATGCCGTCTATCCACGCGCCGCCAGCTTCTACCCGCCCGTACCAGTGCCAGCCCCCACGCCAGTGCCGCGGCCGCTGCTGGGCAGTCCAGTCGATCTGCGCCTGTGCCGCCGGATCGACCCAGACGACTGGGGCGCACTGGCCCTGTGGTTGGGGCGGCCAGCGTGTCTGCCAGCCATTCCCCTTCGGAGGATCTACTACGTGCCAACCACCTACAGTCTGGTGCGGGCCGCCGACGGCGCGCCGATCCCGTGTGCGGGGATGGCCTTCGAGGTCGACGCCGACACCGGGATCATCCGCGCCAGCGCGTCACTGCTCGGTCCCGATGTGCTCGGGCTGCTGGAGCCGCTGGCGGATGACGAGCCCGTCGAGCTGGTCGCCGACATCAACGGCGTGCACTGGCGCTGGCTGGCCGACGGCTGGACGGAGGAGATCCGTCACGGCCGGGTGACGCGGCAGCTCAGCGGATATTCGCTGTCGGCGCTCCTCGATGCGCCGTATGTGCTGCCGCGCGACCGCACGGCCTCGGTCGCTGCCACGGTGCGCCAGCTGGCAGATGGCGAGCTGGCCGAGTGGTCCGACTGGCTGATCGACGACTGGCGCGCCGCCGACTGGCTGGTGCCGGCGGGCGTGTGGACGCTGGCCGCCGCCACACCGCTGGCCGCGATCACGCAGCTGGCGCAATCAGCCGGCGGCGTCGTCGTGCCGTCGCGGACCGCCCGGCGACTGAGCGTGCTGCCACGTTATCCCGTGCTGCCGTGGGCGTATCAGGACGCCGCCCCGGACCTGATCGTGCCCGGCGGCGCCGGCGTGACCGTGCTCAGCCGCCGCAGTACGCGGCCGCCGCAGGCCGAGGCGGTTTACCTCGGCGGCGGCGAGGCTGACGGGCTGCTGGCACGCGTGCGTCGCACCGGCACCGCCGGCGCCACGCTGGCCTCAACGGTGCTCGATCCGCTGCTGACGCACGCAGACGGCCTGCGCGCGCGCGGTGCACGGGAGTTGGCCGCGCTGTGGCGGCAGCCAGCGGTCAGTTCATTCGAGCTGCCGCTCGGTGCAGATTTTCCGCTGGTCGAACTGGGCCAGCTGCTCGATATCGACGGCGCGCGCGGCATCGTCTCTGCGCACCGCGTCTCGCTGGAGTCGCAGGGCAGTGCCTACCGCGTGCGCCAGCGCGTCACGCTCGGTGAAGACACCGGCTCGGTGGCGCGGCGCTGGCGGGCACTGGTCGCGAGTGATCCGCTGCTGGCCGGCGTCGTCACGGCCGCGACAGGCGCCGACGGCCGCGTCACCGTGGCACTGCTCGGCGGCGGCACGATCCGCCCGCGGGGTGCGGCGGCGATCGGGGAGAGCGTTTACGTGCGCGGCGATGTGCTGGCCGGCGCTGCGCCGGTGTATTCGGCGGCGTTGGAAATCGAGGTGTGATTGATCGCACAGACCGCGTGCAAGCCATTACTGATGCTCCATCGCTACGATCAGCGCAGTGTTTGGAGGGAGAGCAGGGAATGGAGCAGGCACCGAGTAACATCGGACGGGAGTGCAAGAAGTGCGGAAAGGTGCGTGGCGAAAAGGACGGGCCTCCGTACACCGAATGCGCGTTCTGCGGCGCGAACTACGATGAGTTCGAGGCTGCGCTGGCGAGGCTGAGGAAGCCGCCCGCGCCGGCACCAGCACCAGCACCCAAAGCGCCAGAGCCGGCCATGATGGAGCCGCCGCCATGGCGCCCAGCCGGAAAGATCGAGATCCCCGGACTCTCCGCCGCCAGTTATCTGCGCGGCATCGCCGTGTCGATGCTCGTGTTGCTGGGGATTTCGGCGGTTGGGATGTTGATTGTCGCGATAACGTCGAGCGAGCGAAGCGGGCTTGAGTGGGGTTTGATCGTCGTCATGTTCGGCGCCGCTCTGGTAACGCCATGCCTGCTGATCGGCTTCGCGAGCATCGTGACCAACATCGCCGAGATGCGCCGGTTGTTGCACGAGCAGCTGAAGGACAAGACGTGATGCGTGCGCTGATCGGGCGTATGACGATGAGATGTTTACTCACGCGATCAGCTCTCGTTGTGCTCGCCGTATTGTTTTCGATGACAGTGCGCGCTGATGTCTTTCAATGTGCTGGTCCGAATGGACGGCCGGTATTTCAAGACAAGCCGTGTCCTGGTGCTGTGCCGACAGTGCCCAGTGCATCCAGTCAGGTCGGATCATGCGAAGAACAAATACAAAGATGGCGACAAGCGGAGTTCGATCGTGTGCGCAAGCGACAAGCCATCCCCATTCCTGCCCCGGCCTGTATGGAAGAAGAAAACCGCCAGCGGAGACAAAGGGATGCTGCTGAAGCCGCAGCCATCGCCAAGTCAAAGGCGGCCGCGGCTGAATACGATCGCAAAATTGAGCAGCAGCGTGCAGATACCTGCGGCCGATCACCGAGGACACGTCAGGCAATTTTGCAACACAAGCCGATCATCGGCATGACGGCTGATGAAGCGCGCTGTGCACTGGACGGTCAGTTTATTCATGTCAACCGCACGACCAGCGTCTACGGCGTCAGTGAGCAGTGGGTCATAGGACGTGGTAGCGACACACAATATCTCTACTTTAACAACGGCATCCTGACGACGATTCAGGACTGACGACTTGCGCCCCGGCGGGCCGCAGTCCTATCCTGATCCCGTCGCCCCCAATGGGCGGCCGGGCCTGGAAACCCGAGTATCAAGGCGCGCAAGCGCCAAGACCATCGCGGCGCTTTTTTCGTGTCCGCGATATTCTATGGCGGGCCGCGCGGGGACGCCCTCGGGCGTGCCGGTTCCTTGGTCCCGGTTTTCCAGCCCCGCGCGGTCCGTCACCACCCGTCTGGAAACGGCGGTGACGGCTCCAACTTGACCAGGAGCCACACCATGAACACCCCGATTCCGTCCGTCGTACCTGTGCCGTTCCACGGCGCCACGCTGTTTGTTACCGACTACGACGGCGAGCCATGTGCCCCAATGAAGCCAATTGTCGAAGGCATGGGGCTGAACTGGGCAGGCCAGCACGAGAAGCTTAACGGTAGCCGCTTCAAGGTCTGCGTCCGGGAAATCCAGATGCAGCTTCCCGGCGACACTCAGCGTCGCCCGATGACCTGCCTGCCGCTGCGCAAACTCCCCGGCTGGCTGATGAGCATCCACCCGAACAAGGTCCGCGCGGAGCTGCGCGAGCGCATCATTCAGTACCAGACCGAGTGCGACGACGTGCTGTGGCAGCACTGGAACCAGCGCGCCGGCCGCACCGTCGACGAGCCGGTCGGCCCGGAGCTGATCGGCCGCGTCATCAACGCCCTCGGCCGCGCGCTCGACGACACCCCGCCGCGTCTCGACATCGACTTTCCCGTACAGCGCTGGCTCGACGAGAACCCGGCGCTTGCCCGCGAACAGTTCGCCTCCGGCAACACACTGAACATCCCGGCGCGCGTGCTGTTCGGCATGGACTCACGCTCGCCGATATCGGCGCTGCTCGTGCTCCTCAGCCGCGCCGGCTACAACGTCGACGCCTGCCGCATCGAGATCATGGCCCTGCGCCACCACCTCGAAATGTTCGACCAAGCACTGGACGGCATCCAACGCGGCGCCGGATCACGCCGGGCCGGGACGTTCAGGATCGCTCGGTGAAGTAAAAAAGGGTGCTCAGATTCTGAGCACCCTTGTTCTCCGCGGGGCGAGCAGGCAACTCAGGTGTCCCGGCGTCCGGTTTGTTGCTGGCGCGTAAGCAGCAAGAGCTGAGCGCCCTCGGCCAGCGCACCGCTACGCGAGCGGAACGCGCCCTCGGCGACGGCCTGATCCAGCCGGCGCAGCAGGCGACCGGGCAGGGTGACGTTGATCTTCTCGGCTTTGCCGAGGTAGGGCGTCACGTCGATGTCCGCCAGTGCCCAGGTGCAACCTTGCAGGTCTTCACGCTGCACCAGGGCGTCGACAGTCGATGCCTCCGGGATGTCTTCGTCGTCTTCAGCCAGTAATTCAAGGTGGCCGCGGATGGCCTCGTGCGCGGACTTGATGGCTTCCTGCAGGGTGTCTCCTGCCGAGAAGCAGCCAGGAATGTCCGGAACGATGACGCCGAAGGCGTGATCGGCATCGCCCGGCTCAATGGCGAGCGGATAGAACATAGCTGTCCACCTACTGTGTCGCGTTGCGTGTGTCCTTAATGAGTTATGTGTTGAAAGCGCCCTGAAAATTCCGGGCTCACTTGAGCCCGGCCTGATTCAGGATGCTGTTAACCGTTTTCGGTGGCAGATCCTTTTTCGGATGGGGAACCGTTACGAGCCCCTTCTTGATCGGATGTTTGAAGTGGTGGTGACTGCCAGTCACCCGCACTTCCTGCCAGCCGTCGTCTATCAGCGCCCTGATGATGTCGCGACTATTCATTTGCGGCCTCATCTGCTCCAAAAGACAGGGGTTATTATAACCCCAAAAAAGCCGCCGTCAATAACTCCAGGGTTATTTGTATTCGATTCCTGTGCCGATGTGGCAGGGGGCGCGCGATAGGTGCGATCGAGGCGGATCAGTGTTGCTATTTATAGGAGTGCTCAGATGATCTTCGGATCGGTCGGATTCCATCAGACCAACCAGCGCGACGACGTCGAAACCGTGCAGCGCCTGCTCAACCTCAACGCCGCAGGCTTTGGCCTCGATCCACTGCTCAAGCCCGACGGCATCTTCGGCACCAAGACCACCGAGGCTGTGCGCGGCTTCCAGCAGAAGATGATCGGCATGGCCGAGGGCGACGGCTGCGTGCAGCCGGGCGATGCCACATTGCGCGCGCTGTGCGCCACGCTGCCGGGCGCACTCGATGCCGTGCTGCTGCAGTTCATCTTCCTCGCCGCCGCCGAGGACGCGCTCGCCGCCCTGGCGGCGCCGATCATCGACACCATGCAGCGCCACGACATCACCACGCCGCAGCGCGCCGCGCACTTCATCGCGCAGATCGGCCACGAGAGCGGCGAGCTGCGCTACCGCGAGGAGATCGCCAGCGGCGCGGCCTATGAAGGCCGCCGCGACCTCGGCAACACCCAGCCCGGCGACGGCCGCCGCTACAAGGGCCGCGGCCTGATCCAGCTCACCGGCCGCGCCAACTACGCCGAATACAGCAAGACCAGCGGCCTCGATGTCGACGTCGTCGCCGAGCCGGCCCGCGTCGCCACGGATGATCGCCTCTGCGTCGACGTCGCCGGCTGGTACTGGTCTCGGCGCGAGATCAACGCCCTGGCCGACCGCGACGACCTCGAAGCCGTCACCCGCCGCATCAACGGCGGCTTGAACGGGCTGGCGGACCGCCGGCGGCTGCTGGGACGGGCAAAGGCGGCTATCGGCATCTATAAAACCATCAGTTAACATATTGATATTATTAGTGTGCCCTTTGCGTTTTTTACGCATTTTTGATGCACAAATAAATGTAAGTTTTCTTTTTAAATCAATAATCTATTTTCGTTTGCTCGCGTCAATGGGGTGCAGGTGGTCGGAGGTTCGAATCCTCTCGCCCCGACCAAAAAAAGAGCCAAATCAGTCACTTGACTGGTTTGGCTCTTGTCTTTTCAGGTGTTCTGTAAAACCTCTATAAAACTCCGCTGCCGTTTGCCTGGGGCTGCAGCCTGTCTTGAAGCTGTGGTGGCGTGGTGCTGCTCAGTCAGTATTCTGAAAACAGGTCGAGACAGGCCGGCTGAGCGGTGGTGCGAGCTGGCCCTGAAGGGAGGGTTGTTCATGCTGATTCGATTCCATGGCGAGAACACCGGCAGCATCATGATGTTCGAAAGTGCGGCGCACGAACTGTTGAAGCTGATGGATACCAGCGGGGCACCGAAAGGCGCTTTGATGGCAGAGGACGTTCCGCATGCCTTGTCCTGCCTGGAGCAGGCGCTCGAAGCCTTGCGCGACAGCGAGGCGGATGCCGTGCGGGTGAATGAGGCACAGGCTGAGCAGGCCGCGGAGGAGGGCCGGGAGGTTGCCGAGGTCGGTCCTGGACTGCTGGTCCGCGCCGCGCCGCTGCTCGAACTGCTGCGCGAAGCCGTGAAGACCCGGTCCTACTTCATGTGGGAGCCGGCGTGAGCGCAGCGTCGGTCAGGGCCGGGGATGTCGCCGCTGCGTTCAGTGTCGACGATGAGCGCTGGATGCGTCACGCGCTCGTGCTGGCGCAGCGTGCCGAAGCTGCCGGGGAAGTGCCGGTCGGCGCGGTGCTGGTGCGTGACGGTGCGCTGCTCGGCGAGGGGGCGAATGCGCCGATCGGCTGCGTCGATCCCAGTGCCCACGCCGAAATGCTCGCCCTGCGCGCCGCCGCAGGCACGGTTGGCAATTACCGTCTGCCCGGCAGCACGCTCTACGTCACGCTGGAGCCCTGTCCGATGTGCGCCGGTGCACTGGTCCATGCCCGTGTCGCGCGCGTCGTCTTCGCTGCCGCGGATCCGCGTACCGGCGCCGGTGGCAGCGTGTTCGACCTGATGCGCGACCCGCGCCTGAACCACCGCTGCGTCGTTGAGCAAGGCCTGCTGCGAGATGACAGCGCCGCTGTGCTGCGGGCGTTTTTTCGCGCCCGACGTGGAAAAGCACGGGATGGCGGCGAGCAAGGCTTGGCGAACGACACCGATCCTTGTATAGTCGCGCGCCTCGACGGAGAGGTACCGAAGTGGCCATAACGGCGCCGACTCGAAATCGGATGGGGGTTAATAGCCCCACGTGGGTTCGAATCCCACCCTCTCCGCCAACTGAATAAACAAAAAACCCTGCCCTTGCCGGCAGGGTTTTTTGTTTGTCGAAC